ACAATTACATCAGGATCTTAATCGTTACTCAATATAGATAAAAGAAGGGGTTTTATTGCCCCTTTTTTTGTACACTAAAAAACAATAATTTAAATTTTATATTTATATTAAAGATACTATGGCTTGGAAATTAAAAAAAGAATGGGAAGGCAAAAGCATTGATTCTATTAGAATACCTTTAGATGATTTAACACAAGAGCAAATAATGAAACTAAGGGATGATGTTAGAAATAATTTATTTACTAAAGATAAACCTAAAAAAAATAAAAAAAGTGGTTCAGTTAACAGTACAAACTTCTGAAAATATAGATCAAAATTTTTATTTAAATTTGGTAGATGAAATGGTTGGATTAACATTTAATGCGTTTAACAATCCTTTAATCTATAAACCATTAATAGAATTAATAAGCCACCAAACAGGAAAAAGCAAAATAGTATTAAGTAGGTATGATTATATAACAGGACAAGTAAGTTATGCCAATAGAGATAGATATTTGCAATTAACATTAAGAGTGTCTACAACATTTACAGAAGCATTAACTTCAGGAGTAATAAAAGCAGGTAATATAGATTTTCCTTATGGCTTTTATACTATAAATATATATCAAAATACTTCTAATAGTAATTTAGATAAAACAGGGTTAACACAAGTTTATTCTGGACTAATGCAGTTAAAAGAATTAAGTACTAATTTAGGTGTAAAATATAAAGAATACACTACTAATGATAGTGATACAGATAGTATATATATAACTAATTAAATGATACAATTAAGAACAAGTGGAGAAGTAAATAGATTTCGTGTTAGTATATACGATAAAATGACTAATGTAGATTATAGACCTTTAATAGAATTAAGAAGTCAACAATCAGGCAAAATTTCTTATTGTATACCTCTAGCTTCTGAAACAGATACATCTAAAAAAGAAAGGTTTATTAAGTATGGAATTGTACCAAGTCAAACTGCAGATAGTCCTACATTTGGTTTTGTTAAAATTGGTACTTCAGATTCACCTTATGGTTTTTATGATTTTAATATGTATCAAAACACATCAAATACTAACTTAGATCCTACAGGACTAACAAGAATATATACAGGTTTAATGAATTTAGAACCTGCACAAACAGGTGATTCAGACACACCTAATCCTGCAGTAACATATACAGAATATACAAATAATGATTCTGATACTGACAATGTATATTTAACTAATTTACAGCCTTTATAAAAACTATAATATGAATTTAGATTTAATAAAATTATCGCATTACAACATTCCACACTTAGTAGAAGATTCACGAAATGAATGGGTGTCTTTTGGTGAAGATAACCTATACCCTAATTATTTATTAGAATTATTTTTAGGTAGTGCTATTAATGGTGCATTAATTAAATCAATAGGTGCTATGATTTATGGCGAAGGTTTAGCAGCTACTAATGTTGATGAATCTACAGACACTAAAGAATCATATTTAAGGTTAACAGAACTTTTACACAATTCTGATGATGATGTATTAAAAGACCTGGCGATGGACTTAAAGTTGTTTGGTGGTTGTTATGTTAATGTTATATGGTCAAGGGATAGAAGTAAAATTGCTAAAATAAAACATATACCTGCACAATATATTCGTTCAGGTAAAATGATAGATGGCGAAATAGATACTTATTATTATAGTGCAGATTGGTCTAAGGCTAAAAAGTCACAATATAAACCACGACCATATAGAGCATTTAGCACAGAAGATAGAACACAAGCAAGTCAAATATTAATGATTAGAGATAAAAACCCTGCTTTGTTTTATGGCTTTGCACCTGATTATGTAGCAGCTACTGATTGGATTCAAATGGAATTAGAAATAGCACAATTTCATTTATCTAATATAACATCAGGAATGACACCTTCAATGCACATTGGCTTTAGTAATGGTGTGCCTACTGAAGAAGAAAGAAGAACTATAGAAAGGCAATTAAATCAAAAATTTGCAGGTAGTAATAATGCAGGAAAAATACTAATAACTTTTAATGATGGTAAAGAAACTACACCTACTATAGAACCTATACAAATGAATGATGCACAATCTGCTTGGGAAGGAATGAGCAAACAAGCAGTAAATCAGATTCTTGCAGGCCATCGTGTTACAAGTCCTATATTATTTGGAATAAGAAGTGAAGGTGGTGGACTTGGAAACAATGCAGATGAATTGCGTGATGCCTACAGTTTATTTAACAATACAGTTGTAATACCCTTTCAAAACACACTTTTAAAAGGTTTAGAGAAGATATTTTCTGTTAATGATATAAACCTTGATTTATACTTTAAATCGCTTAAACCTGCTGATTTCATTGATTTAGAAGTAACTAAAACACAATCAGAAGAAGATCAAGAAAAAGAAGGTGTAACAAAAGAAGATATTGATACAGATAATTTAAAACAAGAATTTAAAGATTTACAAGATATAGATACTAAGCCAACAAAGGGTATGGTAGAAGAAGCAGAAAAGGGTTTAGAATGGCGTAGAGAATATAATAGAGGTGGCACACAGGTTGCAGTTGCAAGGGCAACAAATATTAAAAATGGTGATAATCTTTCTTTTGACACTATTAAAAGAATGAATAGTTTTTTTGCAAGACACGAAGTTGATAAAAAAGCAGAAGGTTTTAATCCTGGCGAAGATGGTTACCCCTCAGCAGGCCGAATTGCGTGGAGTTTATGGGGGGGTGATTCGGGTCAATCTTGGGCAAAAAAAAAAGTTAAAGAAATAGAAAATGTAAGAGATGATTTGTCTGATGACCAATTTGAAGAATTATTAGACAATTTAAAGGGTGAAAAGATAGATAAAGACAAATGGGAAGTTGTTGATGAACAGGATTATGTAGAAGATTACGAAGAATGGGCAAAATCTTTAATAGAAGAATATAGAAAAGAAGAATTTGCAGATGAAATAAGAAGCAAAGAAGATTCTTTTAGTTATTTAGATAAATCATATTATAGGGTTAGATTTAAATACATTAAGAAAAGTAGAAAACCAAGTAAATCAACAAGGACTTTCTGCAAGAATATGATGCGACTTTCTAGAGCAGGTTTTGTGTATAGAATAGAAGATATAGACAAGGCAAGTCGTGAAGGTGTAAATAGACAATTAGGGCATAAAGGTAGACCTTATGATTTATTTAGATTTAAAGGGGGTGTATATTGCAGACACGCTTGGAAGGTTATACTATATAGATTAAAAGATGGTAGTGTATTAAAAGATGCAGATAGTATGGATGACTATAAAAAAGTAGATAGTATACCAAAAACATATACACCAAAACCAAGAGGAATTAAAGATGCAGTAATAGCACCTGAAAATATGCCAAATAGAGGGCATTATCCAGGAGTAAAATAATTTAAAATATGGCAATACAACATACATTATACATATCAGCAACAAGATTAAAAAAAGATACTGCATTAGGTGGTTCAGTAGATGATAACCTAATTATGCCTTATATTTTATTGGCACAAGATATGCACATATTACCAATATTAGGTACTGATTTAGATGCAAAACTTAAAAATTTAATACAAACAAGTAATTTAACAGGTGATTATGAAACACTTGTAGAAACCTATATTCAACCTGCATTAGTTCAATTTGCATTTTCTACTTTAGCACCATATTTAAGGCTAAGATTTAGCAATAATAGCGTTGTAGTAATGGGTGCTACAGAACAATCTTCTTCTGCTACTTATGATGATATAAAACCATTAATGGACACAGCTACTGATGCAGCAGAATTTTACAGACAAAGGGCAATAGATTATTTAAGAGATAATACAAGTTCTTTTCCTGAGTATTCAAGTAATACAGGTTCAGACCTTGATCCTACTACAAGAAACTACTATGCAGGTATTAATTTAGATTCTAATGTGCCAAGAAGTAACAGAATGAAAAGTTTTTTACAAGGTGCAGATATTACTATTTATGGATGCTAAAAAAAGAATATATCCACAAAGCGTGGAGAATTTTAAGAAATTAAAAAAATATATTAAAAAATTAAAAAATGGCAGGGCAAAAATTAACCGACAAGTCAGCATTAACACAACTAGGAACAGGTGATTTGTTTTATGTTGTAGATGTCAACGATTCTTCAGGCAGTACAGAAGGAACAAGCAAGAAAATGGAAGTTGAATATATTATTCAAACTGATAAAATTACTATTTCAAATGCTGAGTTTCAAGCTATGGATGATTCAGGTGGTGCAGGGACTTTTAGAGTTCTTTTATCTGCACCAGGATCAGGTTTTATGCTAGTGCCTTTGAATATAACAATAATAGCTACTGCTTCAAATGGTGATACATCAAACGCTAACATTTATTTTGGTTGGGATTCTTCACAAACTACAAACTATTGGGAAACTAATGTTAGATTTATGCGAAATGTAACTACTACACGAACATATTGTTTTACAGGTGGTCAAGCATCAACAGGTGCAGAATTATCTTCAATAGATAATAAACAATTTGTAGCTTATTCAAGTGGCAATTTTAACTCTACAGATTTAGCTGCAGATGTATATATAACTTATAAAATAATGAAATTATCATAATGAAGTATTTATTTTTATTAATTCCGTTTTTATCATTTAGTCAAATAGACTTTTTCAAATACTCTACTATTTATACATCAATGAGTGTAAATACAAGTATGGTAGAAGATGAAGATTATATTTCTATTTCTAAAGGGTATGAAGATGTTACAGAAATTAATCCATTTGATTATAACCTAACTATAGGTATTAGAAAGATTGCAAGGTTTGATTATGAGTATAAAGTTAAGACCTGGTATTATGGAAACGAAAAAGCGTTTTCTGACAAATCTACAATAGGTAATGCTTTAGGTTGGGAATATTTATTCAACTATTCTTTTATAAGAACAAGGGG